CCGCGCCGCTGAGGCCGGACCAGAGGCGCAGTGGATGCGTCCCTTAAGGACTATCTAAGTGGACTACCAACTGGCAAAGGATCTGTTCGGTATGGCGGCCGTGATCGTGGGATGGCTAGTGCTGATTGGCGTGGCGGTTAGTGGGCTGGTGTTCGCCGTGGCTTTCGTCTGCTGGTTTACGCATAAATGCCGGAAAGAGTGGGATCTGTGAGCGAATACTTAGCCAGATCTGTAGGAGCTGGGGAGTGGTCGTCTGCCATGGCGATGATCCAACTGCAAAAGGACTACAAAGACGCGATCAAAAAGCTGGCCGAGTTAGACGCTAAAATGTCGGTGCTCTGGCAAAAGCACATGCTGGATCAAGGGGAGGCGAAGTGAGCGCCCTTTCTAATAAATTCCTACTTTACTGGAAGGCTTACAAAGGCCCGGAGCTAATCGCCGAGCACAAGTTCCACCCAACTCGCAAGTGGCGTTTTGATTTGGCGATGAAGCAAGGACGTTGTGCCGTGGAGATTGATGGCGGCGTGTTTATCCGCGGCCGCCATAGCAGAGGCGCCGGGATGATGAAGGACGCCGAGAAGGGCCGAGCGGCTTGCGATCTGGGCTGGCGGGTGTGGCATTTCACGTCGGCATGCGTAACCCCTGCGGCCGTAAAGCAAACCGTCGAGTCTTTCAGATTGGCTAATGCCCATCCTTTTCAGTCGAAGGGATTAAGCAAATGAATCCCAAAAAACCCGATTGGCTTATCGAAGAGGAAGAGGACAGGAAACGCACCTACATGCTGGACGAGGTGATGTGCACTAGGGATAGGGAACAGGACGAGCCGGAGGACGAGTCGTGATGCCTACCCGTGCTTTTCTATTTATAGAGACGGCCACCCTTCGAGCCGAGAACAAGGCGCTGAAGAATCTAAAGATCGCCGTGCAACTGGGCGACTTGACCGAAGCGCAAAAGCTAGCCCGCCAACACGACGACGCTTGGGTGCGGGCTGAAGACACTTTCACAGCAAGCGGCTGCCCTCACACGACCAACGATTTTTGCGATGACGAGTAATCGCAAACCAAGAAACAACAACAAAGAAACCAAAATAGGAGAAACAGAATATGGCGATAATGGCATCACGCGGTGGAACATACACTCCGGCCCCCGAAGGGTCGCACGACGCGGTTTTCTGCGACGTGGTGGACTTAGGAATGGTAGACGGCACGTACGGCAAGAAGCATCTAGTGCAGGTGGTGTGGCAGTTGGCGGTGAAGATGGACGACGGGCGGCCGTTTACTGTCTCACGTCGCTATGGCCTTTCCCTTCACGAAAAGGCAGCGCTGTACAAGGATCTGAAATCGTACGGCAAGAAGGCACCGCCGGCGAACCTCGACCTCGAAACGCTAATCGGCAAGCCATGCACGGTGCTAATTGTGCACGCCGAGCGCGACGGTTCAACGTTCGCAAATGTGCAGGCGCTACTTCCTGCCGGTGCGAAGAAGCTGACAGTCGATAAGGACTTCCTTCGTAAGAAGGATAGATCCGCAACAGGTACAAATCCTACGGTGATCGGAACTGATGACGGCGACGGCAACAACGTGCCGTTCTAAGAAAACAAAAACCTAATTGCCGGGCTGGGTGGTCACAAGTCGTGACCACCCTCCTCCGGCAGAAAGAAATCCTATGAATTATGATCTGATTATTCGGTTGGTTGGCACGGCGGCGGTGGTGGCCTTGTTCGTTATGGCATGGCCAATCCTACGGAGCTGGAAGGACTAGTCATGGCAATGCTAGTCCCAACAGCTAAAACGGAATCCGCCCACTACTACCTAAAAACAGGAGAGAACTGCCACGGCACATTGAGGGAAGCTCGAAAGGTGGGAGCGTTCCCCAGCGTGACAACGATCCTCGGCGCTACGCTGGCTCGCCCTGGGCTTGAGAACTGGAAGGTGGCAAAGGGTATCGAGAGCTCACTGACTTTGCCCAGGCGCGACAACGAGCTGGACGCAGACTTCGTCAAGCGAGTCGTTCACGACATGGGTATCGAGACGTCCGCGGCCGCCGAAAGGGGGACCGCTGTACACGCCTTGGCTGAGCAGGTGATGGCAAAGCAGCCACGGCCGCAGTTGTCCTCGGAGATGTTGCCCTTCTGGTTTGCCCTGGAGAAGTGGCGCGATGAGAAGATCACCAAAGTTTACAATCAAGAGTTTGTCGTGGTGAACGAGCAGGACGGCTACGCCGGCCGGTGTGATATGACGGCGGAGCACAGGGACTACGGCACCGTGATCGTGGACTTTAAGACACGCGGCCGGAGCAAGCCAGTAGGCAAGAAGACGGTCGGCATTATTCCAACTCGCGAAGGGGACATCCTACAGCTCGGCGCTTATCGGCACGGGACGTTTGCCGACGAGGAGGCGAGTGACGTGGTGTGCTTGTCGGTACTGATCGACAACCAGACGGGCGAAATCACTGAGCACGCCTGGACGTGTGCCGAAGCGGTGAAGGGCTACGAGGTGTTTTGCCATCTGGTAGCGGTGTGGTGCTGGCTGAAAAAGTACGATCCAAGGGAGGTAGCGGTATGAGTATTGAAATATGGAAAGACGAATCGGTGTTGGAGCAGTTGGTCAACAAGATCAGAGCGCTCGAGTTTGAGTTGGTTATCGCAAAGCGTGACAGAGATCAGGCGATGTCTGGAATGGTGGCGGCTGAGATTAGAGAGAACGAGCTGATCGATAAAATGAGGGTGGGGCTGTGAATGAACGCACACACCTTGATCTCTTCAGCGGTATCGGTGGCTTTGCCTTGGCAGCAAAATGGAATGGATTCAGGACGGTTGGATTCTGCGACAACGAGCCATACGCCCAAGCGGTGCTTAAAAAGCACTGGCCCGACGTCGCCATCCACTCCGATATACGAGAAGTACGAGGCGACCTATACGCAGGCGTCACTCTTCTCACTGGTGGATTTCCCTGCCAGCCATTCAGTTGTGCCGGGAAGCAGCGAGGCAAGGAAGACGACCGCTATCTCTGGCCTGAAATGCTGCGAGTTATACGAGAGGCCCAACCTCGTTGGATCATTGGTGAAAATGTTGCTGGCATCGTCAACATGGCACTCGACCAAGTGCATACTGACTTGGAAGCAGAAGGCTACGAAGTCGAATCGATTATTATTCCAGCTTGCGGTGTTGATGCCCCGCACAGAAGAAACAGAGTCTGGATTATGGCCAACGCCAAGAGCGGGGGGGGGGGGAAGAGGGTTACGAAACGCGGTCAGCCCGCAAGGGGCACAAAATCGCCATCAGCTATCTCGAGACGCGAGTGGATTATCTGGAGAATTACGCTCCCAAAATGTGGCCAACTGCAACTCAGAATGGGAACTACAACAAAAAGGGAATTTCAAAAAAGTCGGGAAACGGATTGGCAACAGCAGCGAAATTGTGGCCGACCCCAAGAGCATCAGAATACAAAGACACGGGTCCAGTTGGCTCAAAAAGTCACAGTCACATGAATGCGAGGGATTATCTATGTGCGAAAGCGAAAGACCCCAGCAGGCCCAGTGGTTGCCTGAGCCCAATGTGGACAGAGTGGTTGATGGGCTACCCAATCGGGTGGGGAGAATTAGAGGGCTCGGGAACTCAATCGTCCCGCAAGTCGCGGCGGAAATCATCAGATGCATCGTCGAGGTGAGCAAATGACCCTCGCCCAACTAATCGAGCTATTCGACGCACGGATCGTCGCCACCTACACACCGACGCAGTACGCCAAGGAGTGCGCAAGGGCGAAGGCGGATCGGGTGCGCTGGGGAATGGGGCAGTGGTAATTGCATGAGCGTAAAACGAAACGACTGGGCACTGAAGGTAATGGACCGGGGGTTGGAATACCTTGCCGAAAATAATATGCGCCTAGCCAAGCAGCAGTTCAGCGTGGTGCGTTTAATCCTCAAGGAGCTGGGCGATCGGGCGAAGTTTTACAGGAAGCGCGATATGGAGGCTAAGAAGAAATGAATTTACCCCCAAAGACACAGGCTTTGATTTTAAACGGAGCGTCTAAAGGCGAGCGCAACACGACGCTGTTCAATCTATGCTGCCAATGGCGTGACGCCGGCATGACGCAGGATCGCGCTTACGACGAGGCGGAGGTCTGGGCACTGCGCAACGGGCTCGGGCACAAGGAGGCAGAGGGCTGCATCCGCTCCACCTACACGAAGCCAGCCAGGGAGCGGTGGGAGCCAAAGGCTAGGTATGGTCTGAACGGCCACAACGGATTGACGATCGTCAAAAACGATATGCCGGTGCCGCCTATGCCGACGAGTGTGGAAGAGACGCCGGTGGCCATGTTCCTGTCGGCGGCGTTCGACTTAGGCGAGAACATAAATATCTGCCGATCGATCAAAGACGGCGACCGCGAGCGGCCGGACGGCTCAGGCGAAACAAAGACGCGTGAGGAGTGGCTAGAATCGTTCAAGGATGATGGCCTAGCTAATTGGCAAGGCAGTGCAGTGGGTGTGTACGTTTCAATCAATCCCAACAACGGCAACGGGCGGGCGGCGGACAATGTGGTGCGGTGGCGGCATGTGTTGGTGGAGTTCGACGAATCGACGGTGGAGGAGCAGTGGGCAATCATTAAGAAAAGCGGCCTACCCACCACCTGCATCATTAAGAGCGGCGGCCGTAGTCTTCACGCCTGGGTAGAGATTAACGCGGAGAGTGCCGAGCAGTTTAAGGAGCGGGTGGACTTTATCTACAAGCACCTCGAGCACTCGAAGCCAGACACCGCCAACAAGGACGCTGGGCGGTTGTCTCGCCTACCCGGTGCGATGCGTACGGCCACTAACCAGAGGCAGGATTTGGTGGAGTGTGAGCGGCCGACGGTGACTTACGCCGAGTGGCGTGAGCGGGTGTTGTTTGGCGATATCCCCGAAGCCTATTGCTGGGATAAGTTAATCAATTTCAAGGAGACTGACGACGTGACAACGTTACTGGGTCGGCGTTGGTTGTGTGCCGGCGGGTCGTCGCTTTGGGTAGGTAGCAGTGGCTTAGGTAAGTCTGTGCTTTGCTTGCAGGCCGCTATTACTTGGGCGCTGGGCAGATCGTTCTTTGGCATCAATCCACGGCGAGAGCTTAAGTCGATTATCATCCAAGCGGAGAACGACGAGGGCGACGTGGCGGAGGCGGTGCAGGGGATTATGAAGGCGATGGCGCTTACTCCGCAGGAGATTGAGACGATTAAGCGGAACGTGGTGATTGTACGCGATTGCACCAGCACTGGCGCCACGTTCGTCGATCGCGTAAGGAGGTTGGCTGAAAAGCATAAGCCTGACTTAGCCTGGGCTGATCCGTTGCTGGCGTTTGTCGGTGGAGATCTATCGAGCCAAGAGACGGCCGGTGGCTTCCTTCGTAACATGCTCAACCCCTTGGCCATGTCGGCTGGCTTTGCATGGATGCTGATGCACCACACCCCTAAGCCTACCCGCGACGGCACGGGTTATGCTGGCCACGACAAAGCCTACTCGGGCTTTGGATCGAGTGAGCTGACCAACTGGGCCAGAGCGATCCTGATGCTGTCGCCTTGTGGCAAGGACGAGCAAGGCGTGGACTTATACAAGCTCGAGGTGACCAAGAGGGGTAAGCGCTCCAACCTAACGCCAAGGGGCGTGGTGGCCTGTAGCACTGTCCATCCGTACGTGCACTTACGCCATTGTACTGAAGGCATGGCATGGATTGAGGCCGGTGAGCCTGAGAAGAAGTCGGCAGGGCGGCCTGAGTTGCATGTGGACTTTGCTGACTACTGCGACGTTCTTAAGGCAGGGATATCGGCAGGCGATCTTCAAAGTCGCATTAGAACCAAATCAAAGGTGGGTGAGACAAAAAGCAGAGATACCACTAAAGAGTGGGAAGCGGACGGATTGATCAAAAACATTGGCACTGATAAGGCCAAGAAATACGTACTAAATGACACCAAATAATCCTATCGATACTTATTATTTTCTATCGATGGAAATAGGGGCATCGATGATGGATGGTTATCCCCCCTTAAAGGGGATAACCACCCATCGGATGCTTACTTTCCACCCATCGAGCATCGATAGGGGTAATTTCCGAGGATCAAAATGATAGACCAACAAGCACTAGAAAGGATGCCTTGCGGGACACCTCATGTTTCCACACAGATGGATAGCTTGCAGGACTTAGTCTTGGAGGCGTGCGTCCATCTTCAGGCCACGGCAACCAGCTCATCGGTGGCCTTAATGGTGGGCGTCTTTCATTACCTTATTACTAAAGCGCCAGAGCATCCGGCTGTTCAGAATATGACCGATACTAGGGATCAGGCGGTGCTGGCGATTGTGCTTAATCGTGAGACCAGATCGATGACGGCCGTGGCCAAGGAACACATCAATCCAGCGACCAATAAGCCATTCACTCGGGCGGCAATCTCAAAGCAGGTAAACGAACTATACGATCGGCTCGGCGTAAGGAGCCGATCACAGAAGAGCGATAAGGCCAGAGAGTCCTATCGCAAACGGGCTTACGAGATTCACGCAAAGCGGCGGCGTGAAGCACCCAAGTACAACATGGCCGCAATTCAAAAAGGAATAAACAAATGCAAACGCTAAAACAACTAATACCGAAACTAAACACCACCCGCGACAAGGCGCTTGAGCTGGTAGGTCAGACGCTCGGGCTGGCGGCCGACGCCGGCGATCTCATAAGCCGAGCCAAGGCAGAAGGCCAAGACATTGACGATGTGTGTAAAAGCGCAGGGATAACCGAGCATACTGCTAATGGGTATGTACGTGTGGCAACGCACCGGCTCAAGCTTAAGGACTCAGACCCCAGCAACGTGAGGCAGCAGTTCCTATGGGCTGGCCTGTTGCCCGAGTCGATCAGCACCAGCACACCAGGCGAACCTCGGCCCTTCATGGACCCGATCGTTCGGGCTGCTCAATGGTTGGCGAATCGAGGCGAGAAATTTATTAAGACAGATTCAGAATTAAAAAATAAATTCCTAAAAGAGGCCGAGCCGATTGTTAAATTATTTAACGACTGCCTTGACTCAAAAAAATAAAAAATGAAAAACGAAAATTTGAAAAATCAAAAAAAAATTTTCAAAAAAAAATTGAAAAAAATTTTAAAACTTTTGGGCAAGGAATCTTTTTTTCACTCAAAAATCAATCAGGTTCCGTGAGG